TAACCCTCCGTCGGCATCTAGAAAGTCTTCCGATGATGATTCTGCTATTTCTGCCGACCATCTATCTATTCTCTCCTGTGGATCATCTTTCTCCAAAGGTTTCAATAAATTCTCTACTAAGTCTACAAACATTTGTATAAACCGCATTCTCTTCTCCTATGTTTGTATTTCAGGTGCACCCATTAAGCCATTACATTCATTAATCAATGTTACTGTCAAATCTTTGGCTTCGACAGGATTAGAACGAGCCGCCGATTCTGGCGTCATATCTCTCCGTATAATATCTGTATAACAGTCACATACTAACCAACGCAACGGTTGGGGTAATTGAGGATGTCTTTGCTGAAACGTAAAACTACAGACTTGCCATAGTTCTCTAATTTGTTTTGCTGGGAAATTTCCGTTATATTTTTGTGTTTCATTATCGTGTGCCCATATAGAATTTCCTATTACTAAGAATCCTATAATTACTAATACTCTTTTTACCATTTTTACCTTTAAATAACATTATCGTAATCCGCTCCAATTCCAATCTGGACTGTCATACATTTCCATTTGTCTTAGTTCCTTTGTGCGTTCTCTTGAAGCATCGGCTACCGCTTCGTCTATAACGTGTTGAGGTATAGGCTCTTCAGCTACCTTTTTAGCGATATTATCTATTACTTTTTCACTTAACAAGTGAACTACTTTTCTATTATTTATCATCCTACTCTTTCGAACCACCCTGTGATATAATATTTTACACCTTTTAGGGGTGGATTTCCACGGTGCATATGAGTAAAATAAGCAGGCCAAATAAGTGTTCGTCCTACTATTGGTTCAATTCTCTTTGATTGATATAAAAATTCTGTTTCGCCTCCCTCTTCTGGAACTTTTAAATAAGTCATCCAAGCTAATACTCTAGTCAGACTCGGATGATCGTGGCTGTTTTCACAATGCCATACGTGATATCCTTCACCAGGTTTCACTTTATGTACCTTAAATCTAGCATTTGACATAGGCATATTTCCCATATCATATTTTTTAGCATAATCAGCATAACATCGGTTCAGATTATCAAAGATTGCTTGACATATTTGTCCAGGTATGCAAATCAGAGATTCCAGAGATTCCATTCCTGGTACCATTTGATTACTGGGAATACCAATGCTTTCATCGTGCCTAATTGTTACTTCAGTTGGAACTTGATTACCAAACCCTATATTTTTATTTGTAAAACCTTTTGCTGAACTAATTTCGAACCACTCAACTAAATCATTGCATAATGGTACTGGAAAACCAGTTTCATATATTTCGATAAAATCAGTTGTATCTTCCTGTTTCTTCATTTTTCACCTGTTTAAATCTTTCGGCGATAGTGCCGCATACTATAACATTCTCTCCCAAATGTTGAAGTTCAGATATAACATCTTGAACACCTTCGGGATCTACAATCAATATCATTCCGAGTCCGTCATTAAATACTCGTATCATTTCTTGGTCTGATATGTGTCCCATTTGTTGTATCGTACTAAATTCTTCGGGCTTGAGCCAATTATTATTCCACGTAGGTCGTAGATTCAAATTTTCTCCTAGGAGACGAAGGACATTGTCTCTTCCGAAACTAGTTATATGAGAAATACCGTGAATCAGACCTGTAAATTTATCAGTAATATCAAGGATTGTGTTTACATAGTTACGAGTCGGGGTCAGAAGTTGATTGATTAATACTTGTTTCCCACCATCTCCTTTAGTGATATCCCAAGTCCAATCATTAACAACTTTTCTAATAAGCGTATATCCGTTACAATGGAATCCATTTGATGCTAGACCTAACATCATATCCCCTTCTTTGATAGCACTTCCGTCTATGTATTTAACTTTAGGACAAGCACCGATTCCGAAGCCAGCAAGATCAAAGCATTCTATATCAGGCTGTATAGCAGTTTCTCCGGAAAGTAATGGGATATTTGGACCAATAGATTTCAAGGCTTCATTGATTCCGTCTATCAATCCTAGATATATATCATCAATCTCAGGTACAATCAAATAATCATTCATAAACAGAGGTCTAGCACCACAAGTGACAATATCATTGAATACGTTTGCTACGAGGTCGTGACCAAGATTCTTGATGCTTACTCCAGGAATGTCTTTATTTTCTTGGTAGAGTTTAATCTTTGAGCCTATACCATCACAACTCGACACAAGAAAATCAGAACCAACATCAAAAGAGCCGACGTGACCGCCTAGCCAATTCATCTTATTGTAGAGTTTAAAATGATATAAATTTTGATCTTGGAGATTTACTCCAGCTTGTTCATAATTCATTTACCACCTTCCATCTGGACATTTACTAGATTTTAGTCTGGTTTTAACTTTGAGCATACAACCGCAAATATTGCAATAATTAATCCAACCTCGTGAATACAAGTCTCTAGAATGAGGACACTCTTTACAAATCGCCAAGCGTTCATCAGATAAAATTTTAGATTCGCTTTTCATATAACTTCCAACAGATTTGACAGTATCCCAAGTACCTGTTTCCTCTTTACAATCGGGACAATCTTTTACATCATATTTTTTCCCTGTCCAGGGATTAATACCTGTTTTCTTAGATTTTGCCATTACTGTTATATACGGAGTATCGAGGATGATCTAACCCTTTAACTACTATATAGGGAAGAGGTTTAGGTATGTTAGGATGCTCTTTGTTTTTCTTTTCCCATTTTTCCCAAATGTCTTTAGATAATTCATTCCGCTTATCTTTAGCGTCCATCTTATTGTCGAAACCTACCGCAACAATTTTTTTGATTTTGGTGTCCTTTACATTATAAATGTCTTTTCCTGGAAAACTTGGTGCATTCTCAACTATTACTGGCATAATTTACTCCATTAAATAATTAAAATTGATTACTATTCTAACCTTTTTGTCTGTACAGGAAGTCCCACGATGTTGCATCTGAGTAGGAAAAGTTAGAAATCGATTTGCGACACTTTCAACTTTCGTTCCATCTTCAAATTCCGTATATCCATTATTACTATTCATATACAATATTGAAGTAGTTTGACCCTTTGCAAAGCGTCTGAGATTCTGGTCAGTATGAAATCTACCTATTTGTATTTTTGCTGTTCTTGGTATTAAATTTGCCTTTATTCTGGAAAGTTCTTTAGGTTTTAGTTCTTTAAAAATGAAGTCAAAAATCTCAGGTCCAGCTCCTCCATTATCTTGATCATAAAAGTTGTGAGTGAATTGAAATTTATCCTCATCATCTAGATAATCAATATTATCCATAAAATACCAAGGAAGGTCTTCACCTAGCATTAAAATTTGTAGTTTTTGAAATTCATTCGGATGTATGAAATTATCAATTATCTCGTGTTTCATATATTATCAGCCACAGTCTTATCTAATCTCAATTCTTGAAAGATAGGTAAAAATAACGACCAGTAATCACTATTTTTATCCTTGATCTTTTCATTATATTTAACAGATACTATCTTTCCTATATAGTCATCGGGATTCATCTTTCGTTGTTCATCACTCAGGCCAGAGCCAACATTAACTTTAAGATTTCCGTCTTTCGTTGTACATACAAGAGAACCAACTAGTCCTTCGTATTTACCTGTACCCTCAACAACTCCTTCAACAAATAAATCTGCCTCAAGCTCGGCTTTCATCTTTACTTGATATTTAGAACGTTTATCTTCCCAAGGTGAATCTCCGTTCTTTACAATAACTCCCTCTTCTCCAGCTTCTAATGCTTCATTGAAGATTTCCTCACATTCTGCATAACTTCCTACAGTTTCAGTCTGTAGAATACTAATGATATGATCATCTTGAAGATTGTATACCCCTTCCATTCTTTCTCGGAGTACATCAACTCGGTCAAAATATGGTATTTTACAAATTCCTTTTTTGAAATCTTCTAACGGAATCATATCCCAACATTCAAATCTAACACGTTTGGTTTCTTCAGGTGATATAGTTCCCTTTACTGCTTTATTTAGAATTCCATTACCAGTCTTTCTATCAAGAATAAACAGGTCATTCTCATCTAGTACAAGCAATTCACCATCAAGAACAGCACCGTGAAATACATCTAATGATGCCAATGTAGGCGATTTATAAAATACATTCTTCACAAATTCATCAAAATGACCAGATAGTCCGATCTGTTTACCATTCCTGGATCGTACATCAACTATACCTTCCGAATCAATGATAATATTTGCTCTCATTCCATCCATTTTTGTCTGAATCAGAGCAGGATATTTAATAGCCTCGAAAGCCTTTTGATTGAATGCGGATGCAAGCATACAAGGATATGTTTCTATGAACCCTTTACCAAATATCTTATTCGCCGTAGCAATATTTACACCACATTTCAAATCTTTCGTTACCACTCGTTTGATAACTTCAGCATTTTCTTCTGTTAATAGACTGAGAATCTTTTGGAGTTGCTCAATGGCGGCATTACCAGTATATTCCCTGCTCGTTAGAGTCTTCAGTCCTTCTAAGGCCCAATCCAAACTCTTAATGGGTTGATCTTCTTTACGTTCATATTTAGGAATTTTTCTCTGATAATACTGAGTATATGGATCGAGAGCGGCTTTTAGGACACGTTGTAGAGTCTCGTTTTCCTTGTTTTGTTCAAGAATGCTCTCTTTAAACAAACGTGAATTGTCGCTTTCGAGATCGGCTAGTATTTCACTTACCATTTTATTCCCCTTGCTTCTCTATGTAATGCGGCTAGTCTTTTAAGATGTTCTTTGTGTTGTCTTTCTTCCTCTTCTTTTTCTTCTTCTATTTGCTCAGGAGTCTTTAATCGAGTCCTCTTAATTATTTCTCGAATATTTTCTTGATCATTCATATTAAAAATCCGTGATTACGTCGGTTAATTTAGACAGCCTATTCATAACAAAATAGTCATATAACTTCTTTCGACTGCCAGGAGGAACTTTATCGTATGCGTTCTGTATATCATTAATGAGGAGTTTTGGTATTTTGTCGAGGTTCACTAGTTCATCATTTCTTTTGTATCGTTCAGCCATCTCCGCATTTGCACAAATTTCTTCAGGCTTCTGAGTCAACCAAACATCTAGCTTTTTCTTCGCAATCGGAGTTTGTCGAATTCCTTCTACAAGACAATCATCCGCAGATAAGAAATTTGGTACTCCATCTCCCCTATCTCCACGTATGGTA